TCCCGCTGAGCACCATCGTCATGGTGGCCATCAGCCAGGTCGTCGGCCTCATCCCCGAAGGCCTGCCGGTGGCGATGACCATCGCGCTGCCCGGCGACGGGCGCGGCGGGGCGCCGAACATCGCCGACTTCGACGGCGACGGCGAAGATTCTTCTGATGGCGAAGATGGCGATGAGAAGTCTTTCGGCGCCGACGAGGCTGAATCCGAAGACTACGATGACCGAAGCACTCTGAAGGGTGCTGGTAGCGGTGGCTACACTCACGTATATGAGGGTCAAGAAGAGCCTGTTTCTATCACTGACAAGAACTTCCAAGAGAAGGTGAAGACTCTTGCACAAAGCAAGATGGTACAAAACGGTTTCTTGCCTGGCTTCTCAAAGACTGATCTTAGCAAGGTTGTGGTTGACTGGCGCAAGATGTATGGCAATGTTGCCAACTCCTCTTCGGAATACTACAAGACTACCTCCTTCAACGAATTCGAAGCCAAGAACAAGAATGCGGTTTCGTACCTTGTCAAGGAATTTGAGTTGCGCAAGCGGGCTGCTGAGTTGCGCCGTGTGTCTGTCTCTGACACTGGTGTGATTGACACTAACCTGTTGCACTCCTACAAGTTCTCTGACAACATCTTCCGCAAGATCGCTACGGTTGCAGAGGGTAAGAATCACGGGCTTGTCGCGATGGTTGACTGGTCTGGTTCTATGCAAAACAACCTGGCTGGTACTGTTGAGCAGTTTCTGGTTCTGTCGATGTTCTGCCGCAAGTTGAACATCCCGTTCGAAGTGTATGCCTTCAGTGATGCCAATGTACCAGGAGATGCATATCAGTGGATGGAGTTCACCGCTACGAATGTGGTTGACCTTCGTCAAGGCTTTCAGTTGCTGAATCTGATGTCCAGTCGGATGAGCAATATTGCATTCCGCAAGATGGCTAATGATCTTCTGAATGTTGCGTCTGTGTACTCAGGCTATGCTCAAAACTACGGATACTACGCCCGTGAACGGCGTGATGAGATTGTAAACTCCAAGATCGCACTTGGCGGCACTCCGCTGAATGCGTCAATCGTAGCATTGTCTAAGGTTGTTGCAGACTTCCGCGTCAAGAATCGTCTGGAGATTGTCAACACCGTGATTCTGACTGACGGTGAAGACTCAGACTATCTGTACACTCTGAACAGTACCGATCGGTATCGTGGACTGTATCCAGAAAATGCTGGCAGTGTTTCTTACATCTTTGACGATGAGACTAAGAAGAGTTACAAGATCGGTCCTAAGGGTGTGACTCCGACTCTGTTACAGATTCTCAAGGCTCGGACTGGTTCTAATCTGATCGGCTTCTACGTGATCACCAACAACAAAAAGTATTTTGATCAAGCCCTGTATCGTCTGGACAACAGTATGCTCCAGGGCGCCCGCGACAAGGCTCTCCGTGAGTTCCGTGAGAACGGTGTGTTTGTTCTGAATGGTTGTGGTTATGACGATTACTACCTGATTCCTGGTGGTGCGGCTCTTGAGACTTCTTCGGATGATCTTGATTCCTTCCTGAAGGGAGATGAGGATAAGAAGGTTTCTACCCGGCGTCTGGCTGGTGCCTTCTTGCGACTTAACCAAAATCGATTGAACTCCCGAGTTCTATTGAAAAAATTCATCGAAAAGACCACTTAAAGTGGTTGACAAGTGCCAAGAACTGGTATATACTGACTCTGTTGATTGATAAAGAAAGGTTCTAAATCATGTTTACCGTGTCTGAGAAAGTTGCGTATCTGACTGAAGCTGCCAGCCGTTTCGGCGCTGAGGCTTCTCGTGACCAACTGGCTAGTTTGGCTGCTGAGGGTTTTCCTAAGCATCTCTGGCTTCAGAACAAAGAGTACCGCACCGGGCGTGGCAAGTATCGCCTGCCGCTTGAAGAGTTCGGTATTGATCTTGCTCGGCTTGCAGTTGTGCCTAAGACGGCTGTAGAAACTCCTGTTGCCGCACCGACTCCTGTTGTTGTGCAACCTCAAGTGCAACAGAAATCCATCTCTACGGTTGCTCGGTTCACCGACAAGGCTGTAGTTCCGACTCGCGATCCTCTGTTCGTAGAGTTCGGTTTCTACGATAAGATGAAGATGGTGATCAAGTCTCGCCAATTCTATCCTGTCTTTGTGTCTGGTCTGTCTGGCAACGGCAAGACCATGATGGTTGAACAAGCCTGTGCGGCTCTCAGCCGCGAGTACCTGCGAGTCAATATCTCTCCCGAGACTTGCGAAGATGACCTGATCGGTGGCTTCCGTCTGATCGACGGCGAGACTCGCTGGTACGATGGTCCTGTTATCCAGGCTATGAAGTCTGGTGCGGTTCTCTGCTTGGACGAGATTGACCGTGGCTCTAATAAGCTGATGTGTCTGCAAGCCATTCTGGAAGGTAAGCCCTACCTGATCAAGAAGACTGGTGAGTATGTTGAACCGGCTGCTGGTTTCAACATCGTAGCTACGGCTAACACCAAGGGTAAGGGTGATGAGACTGGTCGCTTTATGGCTGCGACGATTCTGGACGATGCCTTCCTTGAGCGTTTCCCGATTACGGTTGAGCAAGAATATCCTGACGTCAAGGTCGAGACTAAGATTCTTACCCGTGTCTTCGATAGTCTTGGGCTGACTGACAAGGAATTCGCCACCAATCTGGTGAAGTGGGCTGATATCATCCGTAAGACCTTCACTGAGGGTGCTATCGATGAGGTCATTGCAACTCGGCGTCTGGTGCACATCGCCAAGGCGTTCCAAATCTTCGGTGATCGCATGGCTGCGATTCAATACTGTATCAATCGATTCGACGCAGAAACCAAGACTGCCTTCTTGGACCTGTACACCAAGATTGATGCCGCTGAGACTGCGCCTGCTGCACCCGCTGCAACTCAGAATGAAGAAGTGCCTTTCTAATTTTCTCCTGGCATAACTGCCTTTGAGACCACAAAAGTGGTCTCTTTTTTCATATATAAGAGTACACATCCCTAACATCATGGAGATACTATGGAACTTGAATTGAACCTAGAACTAATTAGACAGAAAAAAATCTTTATCGCAACACCTATGTACGGTGGGCAATGTCACGGATCATACACCAAAGCGGTGGCTGATCTTATGACAGTCTGCACTAAGTACGGTATTGATGCGCGATTGTTTTTTATCTTCAATGAATCATTGATCACTCGGGCTAGAAACTATCTTGCAGATGAGTTCTTGCGCAGCGATATGGACTATCTAATGTTCATTGATAGTGACATTCATTTTGAAGCACAGGACATTCTTGTGATGATGCATTTTGCAATCAATCATCCTGACATGGAAATCTTGTGTGGTCCTTATCCTAAGAAGACTATTGCTTGGGAGAAGATTAAGGCGGCTGTAGACAAAGGCTTTGCGGACAAAGATCCAAACATCCTGGAAGAGTTTGTTGGAGATTACGTTTTCAATCCATCAGACAATGTTACATCATTTAGAGTTGATGAACCAGTCGAAGTGAAAGAGGGTGGCACTGGCTTTATGTTGGTGCAAAGAAGTGCATTCAAGAAGATGGATGAAGCATATCCAGAATTGTCGTACAAACCAGATCATGTTCGAACAAAGAACTTCGATGGCAGTCGTGAGATCATGGCGTATTTTGATACCGTTATTGATCCAGTGTCAAAGCGTTATCTTTCCGAAGACTACATGTTCTGTCAGTGGGCGCGAAACGCAGGCGCTAAAGTTTGGATGCTTCCATGGATCAAACTGAAACATGCTGGCAGCTACATCTTTGGCGGTTCTCTGGCAGCCCTTGCAGCCGTTGGTGTAAATCCTACTGCGGACGCATCAGTCAATAAAAGGTAAACCATGATCAACTACAAATACGATGAAGATAAGACTTTGGCTGAACTAGCCAAATACATTGACGCAACGTATGGGCAGCACTACTCAAGAGATAAATTCCAGGCAACTGAATTTATCATTGATGGTGGGCATGGTGAAGGCTTCTGCATCGGTAACATTCTGAAGTATGCTCAACGCTACGGAAAGAAAGATGGGCGCAATCGTAAAGACTTGCTAAAGATCCTTCACTATGCTATCATTATGATGCATGTCCACAATCTTCAAGAGAGCGCGACAAAAGTCAAAACTGATACCATTACGATCACATCTGAATAAAGGAAGTTTACAATATGAAACTAAGTGAAAACACATTGAACTTGCTGAAGAACTTTTCTGGAATCAACTCTGGAATGGTTTTTCGCAAGGGTAATGTAATCCGAACAATCTCAAAGCAACAGAACATCCTAGCTAAGGCTAGCATCGATGAAACTCTGATTGATGACTTCACCATCTATGACCTGAATCGATTCTTGGCTCTTCTTGGTTCACTCAAGGACGCAGAAATACTGATCAACACTGGCGCAAAGAACATCAAGATCACATCTGGCACTGGCAATACTTTGTATGGCTTGTCTGATGAGAGTCTTGTTGTTGCACCGCCAGCAAAAGAATTGAAGGTAGATGCTGCTGAAGTCAAGTTCACACTGACCAAAGATGACTTCGCGCAAGTCATGAAGTTGGCTGGTGTTCTGAGTCTTCCCAACATTGCAGTTCGCGGCAACCGTAAGAAGGTTTCAGTCGCTGCATTGGATGTCAAGAATCAAGACTCCGATGTATTCTGGATTGATGTGGGTAACACCAAAGCAGAATTTCAGATGGTGTTCTTGACCGAGAACTTCAAGATGATTCCAGGCAACTACGATGTTGCAATCTCATCGAAAGGCATCTCGCACTTCAAGAGTACCACAACTTCTCTTGAATACTGGATCGCAACTGAGTCTGGTTCTACTTACACTGAATAATTGAAAGGCTATATTATGACGCAGCAAACGACTAACATTGTGGTTCCTTCTTCTCCTGAAGATCGTAAGGCTATCAAGAATGCACTTCAGGAAATCTCTAGTTCACTCACTCGCATTGAAGCCGAGCGTGATCTGATCAAGGACATTCTTCAGACTGTCCAAGACAATCAGAACATTCCTAAGAAGTATGTGCGTAAGTTGGCTAAGATTTACCACAAGCAGAACTACAATGAAGTCCAACAGGAGCAAGACGATCTGGAAACTCTGTACGAAACGGTAGCAGTCTCTTCGTAATTGCACTCTAACATTACCTATGTTAGAATGATTTTTTATGTTATGATGAACGGAGTGACTAATGCTACAAGACTTCCTGTGGGTTGAAAAGTACCGCCCTAAGAAGGTAGAAGACACAATTCTACCCGATGACCTCAAGCGGACTTTTCAACAGTTCGTAAACAACAAAGAGATTCCCAATCTCATTCTCGCTGGTGGTCCTGGCGTTGGTAAGACTACCATCGCCCGCGCTATGCTTGAAGAGATTGGTTGCTCTTACATCGTGATCAATGGTTCTATGAACGGCAACATTGACACGCTGCGCAACGAGATCAAAAACTTTGCTTCCACTGTCTCATTCACTGGTGGGCGCAAGTATGTCATCCTCGATGAGGCTGACTATCTGAATCCGCAATCTACGCAACCCGCTTTGCGTAACTTCATGGAAGAGTTCTCTGCAAACTGTGGATTCATTTTGACTTGCAACTTTCTGAATCGCATCATTACACCTCTTCACTCAAGGTGTTCTGTTGTGCAGTTCAAGATTAACAAAGCTGATCGCCCTAAACTCGCAACGCAGTTCTATGGGCGAGTGATGAACATTCTCAAGACTGAGAATGTGGAGTTTGAAGCTAAGGTTCTTCCTGAGTTGATCATGAAGTTCTTTCCTGATTGGCGTCGAGTTCTCAATGAACTTCAACGCTACTCAGCGACTGGTAAGATCGACTCTGGCATTCTCGCTAATGCCAAAGATGTTTCGTTCAAGTCTCTTGCATCTTCATTGAAAGAGAAAGACTTTACAACGATGCGCAAGTGGGTTGTTGAGAACCTAGATAATGATCCAGCCACATTCTTCCGTAGTGTGTTCGACTCTATGAATGAGTATGTGCAACCTCAATCGGTGCCACAACTTGTTCTTCTTCTTGCTGACTATCAGTACAAGTCAGCATTCGTAGCAGATCAGGAAATCAACATGGTTGCTTTCCTGACTGAAGTCATGGCAGCGTGTGAGTTCAAATGACACCGTTTGACTTCATCAAAGCCATCACTGAATCAAAAGAGAATGTGATGGCTGACGAATTGACAGAGAAGCTATACGAACCCTTCATTGTCAATCGTGGGCTGTCTTTTTTTCCTGATACTGTTTTGTACGCCAACGAGATGAACTTTCGAGCGACTCTCGATGGAAAGCCTCAATTTCTCTATTTACTAAATACCATTCGGCAACGCAAGCGTTACAGCAAGTGGCTGAAGAAAGAGAAGAATGACGATATCAAGATGATCTCTGAGTTCTTTGGTTATAGTTTAGCGAAGTCTAAAGATGTGCTGAAACTTCTGACAAAGGAGCAGATGACGCTAATTCGTACAAAATTAGAAAAAGGTGGAGTGAACACCAAGGAGAAAAAGGATGGAAGTAAATGTTGAGACCCTATTGGAGGTGAGACTAAAGAAAGAAGATGATTTTCTCAAAGTCCGAGAAACACTGACACGGATTGGTGTAGCATCACGAAAAGAAAAACGTCTATTCCAGTCATGTCACATTCTACACAAACGCGGTAAGTATTACATCGTTCACTTCAAAGAGTTGTTTGCTCTAGATGGTAAACCAACAGACTTTGATGACAGTGATCTTGGGCGCAGAAACACGATTGCAAATCTCCTAGCTGAATGGGGGCTTGTTGAGATTGTGTTCCCTGCGAAGACGATTGACCCTGTTGCTCCACTTTCACAGATCAAAGTCATCTCATACAGTGAACGATCAGACTGGGAACTTGTTGCTAAGTACAACATCGGTAATAAGAAAAAGAGAGTAGACTAAAATGGAAGAACTCATCAATGCGTTGAAGGTTGGATTAGCATCATCTTATGCATTCCAATTGAAAGCACACAACTTTCATTGGAATGTGACTGGCGCAGACTTCAAACAGTACCATGAACTCTTCGGTGGAATCTACGAAGAAGTTCAAGGTAGCATCGATCCTTTTGCTGAAGAGATTCGCGCAATGGGAGCATTCGCGCCTGGAAGTTTTGTTCGATTCTCTGAACTATCCGTAATTCAAGATGAGACATCTATTCCAGATGCACTGAGTATGGTTTCTAGACTCCTTGCCGATGCAAGAGTTCTTAGAGACAATCTAGCATCGGCTTTTTATGTGTCCGAACAAATGCGTCAACCTGGGCTCAGCGACTTTCTAGCTGGAAGAGTTGACGCAATGAACAAGCATATTTGGATGTTGGCAGCAACTCTGGGTATGCAGGCTTGACAATCCGATAAGGATATGTCATAATACATGAGTGATGTGAATTCATCATGGTAAACTTAATTGATTGAAAGGAAATAATCATGGCATTTGTTAATTCTAGCAAGACTCAAAACGAACAACTCATCTCTCACCTGCGCGGCACCAACCGCTATCTGAGTGCACCTCAAGCACGCGCATTGTTCGGCATCAAGAACCTCAGCGCCCGCATGAGTGAACTTCGCCAGATGGGCTTCCGTGTTCGCACCGCAGTGAACACTCAGGGCAATACAGTTTACGCTGTTGCCCGCCGTATGCAGTGGCAGACTGTATAAGTATTATAAATACAGATACCCAACGGGATGGGAACGTAAAGACTCTACTACCTTAGGAGCGTCTAACGCCGGTGCAACGATATGGCACCCCTGTATTCGGTAAGCAGGAACTACGCTGCGCCTTCGGGGCAGCATTTTAATTTTTACTCGCTTAACAAGGAGAAAACTACTATGACAAACTTAACTCTTTTTGGTCCTGGCTTCAAAGACTTCGACAAGTTCTTTGTTGGTTTTGACGATCAGTTCAACCGTCTTGCTAAGATGCATGATGATCTTACCAAGAACATTCCTAATTACCCTCCATACAATATCAAGAAGACTGGCGAAAACACTTACGCTATTGAACTTGCTGTTGCTGGCTTCGGTAAGCAGGACATTGAGATTGAACTAGCTGAAGGTAAGTTGCTTGTAAAGGGAAGCGTGTCTGATAACTCAGACGAAAACTTCCTATTCAAGGGTATCGCTAATCGTGCATTCACTCGCGCATTCGCACTTGATGATCAGGTCGAAGTGCAAGACGCTGAAATGATCAATGGTATGTTGCGCATCTTCCTAGAGCGTATCATTCCTGAGCATAGAAAGCCAAAGAAGATTGAAGTCAAAGACAAGGCTGAGAAGTCTACAAAGTCTAAGACATATCTTACGGAGTGATCATGATACAAAAAATCAAGGCTTTCTTCGCAACTCTTCTCGAAGGTCTCCAAGAGGCTAAAGAGAATGAAGCAAGGCGAAAGATATGTCGATAAATCAGGGGGCGCAAGCCCCCTTCTTATTGTGGAGAAATTATGAATCCGTTTATTGATCAACTCAATTTCATGCAAGCATGTGATCAGACAACCGACAAGTTCAACGAAGCACAGTTTGAACTGTACAAGAATCTAATCCACGAAGAAGTTGAAGAACTAAATACTGCTACCGATCCAGTTGAGCAATTGGATGCTCTCGTTGACATCCTTGTCGTTACTATTGGTGCTATGCACAGCCTTGGTGTAAATGCAGAAGGTGCGTGGGCAGAAGTCATGAAGACTAACTTTGCTAAAGTGGATTGGTCAACTAAGAAAGTCACCAAGCGGGCTGATGGTAAAGTGCTGAAGCCCGCAGGATGGCAACCACCACAACTAGACAAGTTTGTTCTACCACGATAAATGAACACAAAAGAAGAACTGGAACGCGAAAGGACTACATTAGAGTCTGCACTTCGTATCTTTTTGATACGAGATCCAGTTATTGCTGAACATGTTGAAAAAAGAATTTTGAAGATTGAAGAGGACCTAAAGAATGGCAACTATAAAGATTTTGAGAACCGTAGCAGGTGAAGAGATTATCGGTGAAGTATTGAGTGCTGACGATGATGTAGTTATGATGAAGAACCCATGTCAGATTGGGCTTGCAATGAATCAAACTGGGCAACCTTCACTCAACATGCAAAGACTTCTTCCATTCTCACCAGACACAACGGTGGCAATCTACAAGAGAAATCTATTGTTCATCGTATCGGTTGACCCAAAGATCGAAATGAAGTATAATGAAATCTTCGGCAACATTATCGTTGCGCAACCGAAGATTATCACTGGCTAATGAAATTCTATACAAACTTTACTAGACTTGGCAAATTCATCGTAGAGAGGGGTTACAAAGACGGCAAACGTTTCACTAGAAAAGTGGAATACACGCCGACTCTCTACGTGCCTTCGCGTGAGCGAACGGAGTTCACCACACTTCAAGGCGACTATGTTGCGCCTATTACCTTCGAAGGTATGCGTGAAGCAACAGACTTCACTAAGAACTACGAAGACGTAGATAACTTTGCGATCTATGGCTCGACCAACTTTGCATACACTTACATCGATGAGCAATATCCAGAAGGTGTTGACTACGATGTAAGTCTGATTCGCACACTCAATATCGACATTGAGGTTGGATCTGAGAATGGCTTTCCTGAGCCAGCACACGCTAACGAACCAATCACGGCTATCACAATCAAGACTGGTGGGCATTATTATGTTCTGGGTTGTGGCGAGTACACAAACTCCAGAAAAGATGTTACCTACACTCAATGCAGGGATGAGAATCAACTCATCATGAAGTTTCTTGAGATGTGGGAGACGTTTGATGCTGACATCATCACTGGGTGGAACGTGCAGTTCTTCGATATGCCGTACTTACACAATCGAATTGTGAAGCTGGCTGGCGAGAACACAGTCAAGCGTCTATCGCCTCTCCGCGCAATCAGTCAACGCACCACAAAGATCAACAATCGTGAGCAAGTAGCCTATGAGTTTGAAGGCATTGTGATTCTGGACTATCTTGAACTATACAAGAAGTTCACATACTCACAGCAAGAATCATACCGACTTGATCATATCGCATTCGTTGAACTTGGTGAACGCAAGCTGGACTACTCTGAGCATGAGAACTTGCATCAGTTATATCGACTAGACTATCAGAAGTTCATCGACTACAACATCAAAGACGTTGACCTTGTTGACCGAATTGAAGACAAGATGAAACTGATTGAGATGGTGTACGCATTGGCTTATGACGCCAAGGTGAATCTGAATGATGTGTTCACTCAAGTTCGGATGTGGGATACACTCACACATAATCACCTTCGCGCAAAGAACATCGTAGTTCCACCTAAGAGGAATTCATCTAAAGATGAACAGTATGAAGGTGCATATGTCAAAGATCCTATTGTCGGTAGACATGAGTGGGTTGCATCGTTTGACTTGAACAGTCTATATCCGCACTTGATTATGCAATACAATCTATCACCAGAAACACTGATTGAACCAAAAGATTATACTGACGAAATGCGTAAAGTATTACGTGATGGTGTTAATGTTGACAAACTTCTGGCGATGAAAGTCGATACATCAAAAATCAAAGATGTTATTCTAACTGCAAACGGTCAGTTCTTCCGTAAAGACATTCGAGGTTTTCTGCCTCAGATGATGGATGACATGTATAATGATCGTAAGAAGTTCAAGAAGTTGATGTTGAAGGCTGAACAAGATTATGAGAATGAGAAAGACGAAGCAAAGAAGAAAGAGATTGACAAGATTGTTTCTCGTTACAACAATCTGCAACTTGCAAAGAAATTATCACTGAATTCTGCATATGGTGCATTGGGTTCACAATATTTCAGATTCTATGATTTGAGATTGGCATTGGCAGTTACGTTGTCTGGTCAGTTGTCGATTCAGTGGATCGAATCTAAATTGAACAAATATATTAATGATATACTAAAGACAGATCATGACTACGTTATTGCTTCGGATACAGATTCTATTTATCTTAATCTTGGTCCACTTATTAATAAAGTGTATGATGGTGACAAAAAAGTGTCATCTTCTGGAACACAAATCATCAATTTCATGGATAGAGTCTGTGAGAATAAAATACAACCGTATATTAATGAGAGTTATCAGGAACTTGCTGATTATGTCAACGCATACGAACAAAAAATGCAGATGAAACGTGAAGCATTGGCAAGTCGTGGTGTATGGACTGCCAAGAAACGTTATGCATTAAACGTGTTTAATAGTGAAGGTGTTCAGTATGCAGAACCACAATTGAAGTATCTAGGTTTGGAGATGGTTAAATCTTCAACACCACAAGTCATTCGTGAGAAAATGAAAGAACTACTGAAGATTGTGATGAATGGTACAGAAACAGAAGCACAAGACTTTATTGAGAAGTTCCGTGAAGAATTCAAGAAGTTACCACCAGAAGATGTTGCATTTCCTCGAGGTGTTAATGGATTGAAAGAGTATT